CTTACCTACGGCGAAAACATTCCTGCTGATGTCATGTGGAAAACAATGTCGGGTGAGATGGTGTTAATGACGCCAACCCTATTACAAGCAATATTCCATGCCGTTGCGGTGTTTGAAGCCACTGTCTTTGGCACTGGCGAATACCACAAGGCAGCGATGTTACAAGCAGCCGATCCCAACAGTTATGATTATACGGTTGGATGGCCTGCGCAGTATGAGTAGTACAGTGACATAAGCGCGTGGGAAATTCCCACGCGCTCTATGCCGTTAGTCGGTTTGCATTTTTGTTCACATACACAATACCCTTATGAATTAACATGAGGGCTACGTAATGAAAGTAATTAATATTTCCAAATGTAAGCTAAAGCAATCCGACTTCGATGAAGCACATATCTCACCTTATGCGCGTCGTCGTTTAGAAACATTAATGCATCCAATTTTAATGACTGTCAACCCAGCCCGTCTCGAACAAGAACACATTGATCGATTGGTACATCTGGCTCACTACGCAGATTGGCCTAAGGCGTCAAAGATTGTCATCTCTTATTCAATTATGCCAGTGGTCCGACATCGGATAGCTAAAGCATTTCTGAATAAAGGATATGATACTTACTATGCTACTTTGGATGGTAATGATTGTATCTGGATTGACCCACGCGATTAAAAGGTAAATTCCGTAGTGTGAGTTTCTCACCTACGGAACCATCCACCTGCATGAGATACACGTTATGTCTATTACCAAAACCGGTATGGGGTTTGTGATAACTACCGCACGTGGCAGAACGCTGCCACCGCCAGGGTGTTTCTGTCCTGGTGTATTTGATTTACATAGTGCTATGAATGTTTATAGCCTACAGGAAAACCTTTTCGATTTTACCAACCAACCAAAGTAAGTGTTCCATCGTAAGTAGCATCACCCACCCCTCTCAGTTTGAGAGGATCATTAACGTTAAGAGATATACAAAAATGGCTATTATCAAAACAGTACTAACTCCTGAAAATCATGTTAAAATGGTTCAGGCAATTGCTGCCTACCTCGACCATGACGCCGAAAAAGCGACAGATTCCGCTATCTGTAAAGCCTTCCAGGCATTGCAGGATAACGTACTTTCCGACGTGGATCTACTTACCAACGACGAGTACAAGTTGACACGCGGCTCTATTCAGCGCGGTGTACGCTGCAGCATCACAATGCATCACCGTCGTCTGCTTGGTGTGACGCGTAGTCGTCTGCGTGGTGTGACGCGTAAACCTCGCGTTTCATCAACTCAAGCGGCAGCAGCCGCCGCTGCCGAACAAGTTCAAACCATGGAACCGTTACTCGCCGCTGCGATGGCGTTGGTACAGAGCATGGAGCAGGCGGTAGCGGCTACAATGCACTTAGCAAAGACATGTGATGCGGTTATTCAGCAGAGCAAGTCAAGTGCTACTCTTGGGCTGACGCCCGCCGCGAGCACTTCAAAACCCACCGTTGCAATAATGGGTGGGCCAATGGAGTTACGTCAACAATTGATTAAACACTATGCCGGCACAGTGGAGTTTGTGTTTATCAATCCCAACTCGCATACCGCGACTACTACGCGACATGTTACAAACGCACACGTACTGTGTCACCATCAGTACGAAGGCCCCGTAGCGATAGTTGCAGCGGAAAAGACTGGTCTGTCGTTTCGCCATATGAAGAAAGTGGGTGTAGTCAGCTATATCGATTATATCGATTCACTGCTAGCTACGGCGGCATTGTCGCATGGTGCGATGTCCAAATTGGTTGACCGCTTTGTTGCTAGTCGGCAACATCCTCACTATGGGCTATTGCCTACTAACCTCAACATGTAACTGTGTCACGCTGGGAGGATGTCCTCCCAGCGATTTATTCAACGTTTAAACAAGGACTATTAATCATGGCTGTCAAAGTTAAAGTATCCGATATAATTACCCCACGTGTACGCAGTAAGATCATTAACTTTCTCGCGGCACATTTCCTTTATGATCCAAACCCGATCGCTCCCGAAACCATTCGCACCACCTTCCTGCTGTTGCAGCGTCGCATGCTACCACCTGGCGATCGCGTCATGGCACGTCAGTGGCCAATCATTGCTGACAGCATCTGCACAGGTCTGCGCAAACACATTGACGCTGTCACTGCGGAAGTCCCACCTATGTTGACGCCCCATGCACCTGCACCAGGGGTAGCTACTAACGCTGAGTTATCTGCACGCTTGGATAAATTAGCATCCGTGCTGGAGCGTTTTGTTAGTATTATGGAAAAGTTTCCAGTACCGACTAATACTACAGCATTGCCAGTAGTCCGCGCACCGATTCCAATCTATACCGACGAACTAATCCCAGTTACGTTCCTAGGTATATCCACGACATCAGACCTGCGTCGCATTTTGACAAACCACTATGCTGGTGTAATCGATTTTGTTTTCGTTGCACCGTATCACTACGATGCCGATATCCCGACACTGTTAAATGGTCGACATGTGATTGCGCATGGCTTGTATCCAAACACTGGAGTTCTAGATGAAGCTAAAGAAAATGCACTATCGTTTAAACAGTTGACTAACAATATCAGTGACCTAGGCGTAAAGGCTGTCATTGATGCATTGGTCGATTCAAACCGTCGCACGGTAACTACCGTTAACGAAGCGCTGCAGGGAAACCCTGCCGGACATCGCCGTATGCCTGGTGGAAATTTCTAACTAGTAGTGGAACGGGATTCGTCCCGTTCCATCATTGGAGTTGTGTATGAAATGGAAACAAGATCTTACGGCTTTAGAGTCGAAGAATACCCATGGTATAAAAATTACTGAAGCCTTGCACGGTCAGCATCATTTCCCACCGGGTGGATATTTCATGATATCCTCACACTACGGAGATTTTGCAGATGATAATAGCTCCCCTCGATTATTCTTTTTGGGCAAATTGACCAAGGGTTTAACGATGGCACATTTTCAATCAGTCCTTAATAGCGAAACCTTTCGTTCGCCACAAGTGATACGACATCTCTTGCGCAAAGCCGCTATTGCTGAAGGCATACTACCAGTAGTGGAGATTGCCGCCGGCAATGTCGTCTATGGTCTGCACGTTGCATTTCTTTTTAATTCATCCGATCTATTCCCTTACCGCACTAGGTTGTTTGGTGAGAAGATCTCCGCCTGGATGGGCAACGGTGAACTTATAAATGCTGAATTCAATGAAATGGGAGCAAGCGATGCTGAACTTCTTGAAGCGACTAACCCCTGATTCATTGCTCTATCGGATACTCAGGGGAGATCCTGCTCGTGACATAGTAGTTGCTCGCCGTCGCTTATCAGGACACTTTTTCACCACAGTTAAGATCACCTCTAAAAATGGCATTCAGTATGAAATACTGGCCATGCAATACGCGTATCAAAATCCATACCGTCCATGGACGCGGTATCAGCGAGCAATGCAGGTGTTGGTATTGTCTGGTGCGGACTGGATGACAAAAACGTTATATGCCGAACCAATGCAGTCTGCTATAGGGGTGGTGTACAGTAGCGCTATTGCAATGGAATTCCTCCAACGTTATCGTGGGTCATTGAAAAATGGAAACAAAAGAACCTGTTAAATATCCAGACATGAAACCGTACTACTTGCGCATGTTCTGGCAATTCATTAACGATCAGTTACAGATCCCGCATATTGCGGTAGACGTAACGTATCCGAACGTGCAAGTTCCAATGGAATTTGTTAAAGACGGACGTATCTTTCTAAGTATTTCGGAAGCTGCGTGTAAACACCTTTGTATTGATAATGATGCAATTGCGTTTGAAGGTCGCTTTGGTGGCAAGGTACAACAGTGCTATATACCAATGGATGCCATTGCAAGTATCTTTGCACGGGATGACATTGATCTATGTTGCATGTTTCAGCAACCGCCCCACGCAGAAACCGTGGATACCCCACCCGCTGAACCAGAACCAGTAAAACGCGACCGGTCACATCTAACCGTAGTTAAATAAAGGAGATAGTCATGCACCAGCACCGTTCCAGACTTTTGATCTATGCACTTACGGCCGGTGCAATATCTTCTGCTATTGCAAGCGCAAATGCCCCGGCGGTTATCCCTCGGGCGGCGGACAGGTATCCGACACCACACATCACACAGCCTAACGTTCGAGCGATCGTTTGCATCTCTGGCCCCAATGATCGTAAACCCCCATCAAAACGTGTGGTGCATGAATATAACCTCATTACCTTTCCGTATCGAAAGCTGCACCATCGTACAAAAAGACGAGCAGTGTTTTGTAATAACGGCCCTCATTTCAATTGGAAAAAGGGCCGTACTAAAAAATGGTAATTCAAACAAGGAATCGCTGGCATGATTAAAACATTTGAGTCGGTAGCAGAGTTTAATTTAAACCCGGGTGAGTCGGTGGTTATTACTGGCGACGTGGGGTGTGGTAAAACTGCGACAATCCTCACGACGATTAAATACGTGATTGAAAACAACGATCCAGCGGACATTTACCCCATGACGATTATCATGGATGATCCAGTTGCGATTGAAAAGTTAGAGGCAATCTTAGCTAACGTCCCACCACAGTACCGTAGGCGCATTACCGTATTAAATCCAACGTTTAACCTGGATGTATTATTCAAAAACATTGGCATTCGCAGTAAGATTGTTTTTGTGGATGCAGCATTTTCGAACCAGTCAGTGACGAGCGCTGTCCAGCGTGCGAAGCTGCATGCGTTATTGCGCATCCAGTGTTTTGTTATAACAGAAACTTTGCAGGGCTTTGAGTCTAGCCGTACGCGCGAACCGCGTGAGCCGGGTTATCTGAAAGTTAATTGCACCAAGATAAACCGTACGTTAACGTATCTCGGTAACCACACCGACATTGAAAACATGGAATAAAAATAATGAAAGTAACGTTGGTCGCTGCAGTTGCAGTAAATCGAGTTATTGGTAACCGTGATGAACTCCCGTGGCATATCCCAGAAGACATGCGTTTCTTCCGCACTGCGACAATGGGTAAAGCAATCATCATGGGTCGTAAGACATTTGATTCTATTGGTAAAGCATTGGATGGTCGTAAGAATATTGTACTCACGCGTGACGTTGATTGGAAGCATCCAGGGGTCACCGTTGTCCATACGGTGCAGGATGCATTAGCAGAGGCCACCACGTGGATTCCTGCTGACCCGTATAACCCCTATGGCGCAGCCCATGAAGCCGTGGTTATTGGTGGCGCTGAGATCTATACGTTGTTCATGCCCCATGCAACCAATTTGACGCTGACTGAAGTCCATCTCAATCCAGTGGGTGATGCGTTTTTCCCCAAGCTGCGTTTAGGCGAATGGGATCGGGTAGAAACGGCGCGCGTCTTTGGAACACCTACTACGCCGTCTTATCGCCGTTCGGTATCTCGTCGTCGAAAGCTTACGCCAATCGCTGTTAAAACATTGGAAAGTCCAACTGGTCGTATAAAGTTTCCACCACCGAAACACACGGATGCAACGTCTTATCGTAACATCTGACATAAGCCCCTCCCTTACAGGAGGGGTCGTATTCCAGATTGATAGAGATACATATTCTCTAGGTGAGAAGCCCGCGCTGGTCTGACTTGTTTCTTATCATGTGTTGCTATCTTTCACTTAAGGGGTTTTGCCATGATTGCTATGCTTTATTTTCTCATCCTGACAGCCATGGCAATCGCCTCGGTGTTCTTTGTAGATTTACAGTTTCCAGTGCTGACATTTCTACTCTTGAACATTGCCGTGCTTTTTATTAAAAGTAATTCATGGCGAACTGCGTACCACACGCTACAGGAAAATACATTGGTTATAGAACCACCAATTCCACCAGTTGAAGTAGATGAACCGTTGCCAATGGCTCGGATTGTTTATGGAGATGGTGAGATAATCGATGTATTTAATATGATAACCGATTACAAGATTAGTGCTGACATGCATCTCTATATCAAAGACCGCCGTTTAAACAAGTGGGTCTTACAAGATGATGTCATTGCAGTTGAATTCTTTTTGCACGAGACCGATTAACCATATCCCCGGAGTCATACTCCGGGGGCTATGCCCTATTTTTAATTTAGGAGTCTAAAATGAATCCACCATTCAAAGTAGTAAACCGTCACACCCGCGATCCAAATCGCACGGTGCGGCGTGTGTACTGTGGACGTCCCTCTATCTGGGGAAATCCTTTTTCAATAGGAGAGGGTCGCTTTACGCGCCAAGAAAGCATTTGGAAATACTTTTGGCATTTAGTAGCAACTCCACATAAGCTACGTCGTATCAATGATTTGCGTGGCTGTGACCTGGAATGCTTTTGCGCTCCACGGGAATGCCATTGCGATGTGTTGATTCAGTTGGCCAATGATGCGCACTTGCATTTTCAGTTTGTGCGGCTGCTCTCCAATCCGGGCGTAACTGAAGAAACGTTTAACCATAACCGCGATTCACTGTCTGCTGAACAAGTAGATTTAGTGCACGGGATTATGGCTAAGGTGTTTCCCTCAGCAATGCAACGAATGATAGCGGCCTGTCCGCCAGCTACTACCGTGTCCAGTGAAATCTTAACTACCATGCGTGCCAATGGCGACATGGGCACCCCTGAACCAGCTGAGGACTGAACGGAATAAAGCCCCTCCTTTCGGAGAGGCTTTTTTTTTAACTTACCAGAGACCGCCCGTCAGTATCTTGACATGCCGTGAGGATGCAACTTGGTCATTGAGGATGGAGATCTTTCGCCACTTATCCATTAAGAACGTTTTATAGTTCTCGTTAGCATCTGAGTATCCATCGACGATGTCTTTGAAACGCCCCAGCTCTCCACCCGATACAATGAACCCACGATCCATTAGCACCTGAGCATTAACGTAGATGTGTGCTTTGACAGCGTATACCACTAGTTCAGAAAATGCCATAAACGAAGTAGGCAGTAAATGGCTGAGTTGATCATCGTGCGTAACCCAACACCGCAAGAACACCCGGCCAGGCAATGCTGTAGAATCGAATACGTGAATTGTGTTATCACCTACTACGTGACAATACGCCGTGGATACCATTGGAATGCCAGCCTGTGAAGATAACACACCGGCAGCTGCATCCATGGCTTGACTGCCACCGTAGATGGCAGAGCCTAACATCGCATTGGCTTGAATCGCACCTTCCCCATACCCGACGCTAATGGCTCGAGTGATTGTAGCGCCTCCGGTCATTTTCTTTGGGATCTGATAGACGTAGTTAAACCGATCAATCATTTCATACGGCATGGCTTCGAGTGGAATAACCACCTCTTTACCACCCCAAAGATTAATGTCGCTCAATACACGTGCTTCAATAACCTTTTCCCGAATACGGCTGTCCAGCGATACCGGTACCCGAGGATTAATGTTATCTAACGAGATAAAGATTTTAGATAGAATGTCGCGAGGGATCTCATACTGCACTTGTTTCAGTGCGTAGCTGATCGGATTAGTACTCATGTGCCTACCCTCTATTCAATGTTCAGTCAGGCGAACCATTGTATGGTTCCCCGCAAGTCATAATTTAACCCGCTAAACGAATGCAATATAAGTCAGTTACACATTACCTATAAGAACCGTTGGCTCTTGGTATTTGTATACTGGTCAAATAGGTTACCGTTTTACCCCAATACTTCATAGGAGAAAACTATGAGCGATGTATCAAAAGCAGGACGCCTTCGCATTTATGCATGTGGCGGTGGTGGTACTAATATTGTTGCTGGATTGTTGGAAAACACTGGCACTGAGGCACAGCCTAATTACGCGTCACTGCACCCTGTGTACATCGACACCAGTCGCAGTAACTTGAAGGCTGGCATCGATGAAACAAACTCATACCTGCTCCAAGATTTGGATGGGTCTGGGATGTTGCGTCGTGAAAACTACAGCGCCATTGACAACGTGGTAAAAGAAATCCTGCATCTGAATAAACCAATGGATTTCAACATCGTGGTCTTTATGGCCGCGGGTGGCTCGGGTTCAGTTATTGGACCACTGCTGATTGGGGAATTGTTGGCTCGTGATGAACCACTGATCGCAATCGTGATTGGTGGTGATGAATCTGAAATCGCTACTAAGAACTCGTTGAATACCCTCAAGTCACTGGATGGCATTTCGTCCAACCTCGGCAAGCCAGTTGTTACGTTCTATCGCCAGAACACACGCAATCAATCCCGCCGTCTGGTGGACGATGAAATTGCATTGGCAATCAGCGCACTCGCTATTTTGGTATCTCGCCACATCCAAGAGCTAGACTCTCAGGACATTTTCAACTTCATCAACTATCACCGCGTTACCAATAGTGCACCAGCCGTAGCCGGTTTGGTATTGGTTGGTGATGAGCCAGGTGAAATGGATAAAGCTGCACCAGTGTCCGTCATTACGATTCGTAAGGATCCCGATGAACCAACGATTGAACACATTCCTGGTTTCCTGAAATCAGCTTATGCTGACCTCTCAATGGGATCGGTGAAGAATCTGTTCTACGGTGTCGATACCAGCGAACCAACTAAGTGGGCTAAAGCACTACAGTCTACGTTGGATCGAATCACGCAAGCCAGTGAAGCCCGTCCTACGGCCAATCGGTTAAGCGCTGATACTGACGTTAAGACCAACAAAGGCATGGTTCTTTAAGTATAACAGCCCCTCACCCTCACAGGTGAGGGGCTTATGCCCCCCCATGCCATCTGTTTTTTGTTTACAGCGTACTTAACAGTAAAACGATACAGATATGCGGGATGTATGTGGGAAGGGCTTATATGCGATCCTAGGCCCTTTTAGAAACATATTACCATTTAGATATCAACTCTCTCATTTAAGGGGAGATAATGACAACACTGATCTTTGATCTAAACGATGTATTGCTTCCGTTGGAATACGAAGTGATAAAATCCCTGCTGGACATTGAAACATTCGTTACTTCACGCCAGACAGTAGAGTACCATAAAACCTGCTGGGTACGCTCACGCCTCTTCAAACTCAAATGTGTTCCAGTAGCACCTGACTCACGATTTTTAATGTGCAATGAACAAGCCGGAAAGATTGAAAACTTGGCTCGCCACCTGGAGTCTGAGTTTTACCGCAGTGTACAAATTTGTCAAAAACACACTTGGGTGTATCAGCATGAATGGGTGGTAGAATTACTGTATAACAGTCTCTACCTAAAAACAATTAATAAATAGGGATTGTGCGAATGGCCTTTGTATTAAACATTCAAGAAACGGCATTTGAATTAGAAGCCAATGCCAACCGATTCTTTCAGATGAATGTAACTACACCACCCGTTATTACATTCCTGCAAGCACATGAGATTATAATGGCATTGGTTGACGATGCCCTTAATGAACGCATGGCGTGGACAGATGGTGTTGCTAGTACGCACTGGGATGCATTGTTACGCGTATTCCCATGGCTAGACATGCCCGTTAATGAAGACCTAGCTGATCATTTCTACAGCGAAGTATTTGATGACGTCCTTACACGCACGACCGGCATGATTGATGAACTGATTCCTTACGGCACTTGGGACGTATGGGATTTAGCAAAACATGGCAAAGATGCAATCCTCACGCAAGGACGCGATTATCGTGTTATGGAATGGGAAAGAATTACCGAGTACCGTAAGCCTAAGACGCGCAGCAGATTGATGGTACCATCGTCAATCAGTAAGCAACCGCTGTCTGCACCAAAGACTATCAAGCAACGGGTTGTTCCAAACAATGACACCACTCGGGGCACTGAAAAGTATAACTTATTTGATGACGTAAAGGCTCTCCATGGAGAAAACATATTTATTTGATATCGCAGATTCCTTGTCTTTCATTCGAGAGCAAGTGCGACCTTACTTAGGACGTGGTGCTGACTTTATTAATGTCACAGACGCTCTAGGTGCTACGGTGGATATTGTAATTTACGATCGCCTGGTTAATCATCGCTCCTCACCAACGGTACAACTCACTGATCTGGGTGTTCCCACTGATGTCGCACGGAACACCATTGATGAGATTTGTTCGACACTGCATTTAATGTTTTGTCGATTCCTAGGACCCATCAATCCAGCTTTTATTTACGAGTATGATGTCAATGAACTTACAGGGACACTCACACTCATGGAAAAAGAACGCCGGGTAGTTCCCATCCCAGCCCCGAACGTGGATGTCGTCACCCAGTACCGACTGCAGATGCAGCAAGTGTTGGAGGACGGCGGGTGGGTTCCAGAAACCGTACGACGCAATCTAGGACTATAAAGATGTTTATCAAACAGCCCGGGGATCTAATTGTTAGTGCGGTTGTTCCCCTCGACGAGTTTTGCCGCCGCTGTGGTGAGGGTCGTATTCGATTCCTGCAGCAATATGGAATTGACGTGGAAGATATTCTGACCGAAGCTTTTCGGTACCGTCTCACCCACGTAATTGAAGTGGAGCGTGTGTGGTTTAATCAGTTTGCAGATACGAAACCCGCTACCAAACAATGGCATGTCATGCAAGGTAATCCTGCTTCTACTGCAGATCTACCAAACTTTCTGATCGTGTATCTCGATGTACTGTTCTTGATGTACAGCATTAATTTTCGATATTTCGAATTGGTGTCTACGTACTTTGGAATTGAACCAGATGAACGAGTGCCACGGGTACAACTACTTACCTATTTACCACATGGTGAGGACTGTGTAGTTTGTTTTCGCATCGACTATGATAACAATAGCATTTAGCATAAGGGGTATCGCACCGTGAGGCAATACATTATCCCAATGTCCCAAGCAGACCTAGACTTGCGCGAATGGCTTCCTGCATTATCGCCGTATGGAATTGGTACGCTGGAACTAGTGGCGTCTGTATTTCGAGCGGCGACTGAAGACGATAGACGATATCACTTGGATGTGGCAACGTATGTACGCAACGTCATTCATCAGCAATACTACGATCTAAAGCTGCACACCGGTGGAGCTGCTGCTGCACAAGCCATTTCAGATGAAGTAGATCGCGCCACCATGGCGGCGATTGAATTATGTGATCAAGTATATGAACACATTCATCGTTACCTAGAGATCATCGAAGCTCGAGAAAAAGAACTCATGGGTGAAGATCAACAGTATTATTACATCAGTGTCGAGGGATACCATGGAACAGATATTATTATCCGTGGTGATGACGAACCTGATTCGAGGTCGATATGACAATGTACGTGGTACCGATTGCGGAGCACGATCTTAAACTAAATGCCGAGCTAGAAATGCTCGGCATTTATGGCATTGATCGACATTTGATTGTGTGGCATGTGGTGGATTCGTTAGTTAACGGATACGATGCAAAAGATAATCTGGCCAGTGAGATCTTTGAGATGATCGAAGAAAATCAAACTGCAACCGGAAAACCCACATTACAAACCGCAATGGAAATAGATATGGAGATGTCATACGCTGGCATCCAGATCGAAAATGCCATGAATAAGTTAGTTCCTTACATAGAACACTTTCTTTTGACAATCACCGATTTGGAAACCCGTAAACATTCACAACCCATTCAATACACCGCTGAACGCAGACACGGTTTAGATATCATCATTGAAACAACTCCAGTAGAGGATTCCAATGGCAATAGTGATACTTGATACCAGCTCCATCCGTGGTGACGTGGAGCGCATATGGCCACTGGGTTCTAAAGAGTTAATCACTCCTGGTGAACTAGTGTCCATTGTGATTGCATCTTGGATTGAGGGGAACTCGCTTTGCAGTTGCGAGCAGAACTCCACAATCCTGATTAACAATCTCACTGATCATTTTGGTGACGCTGTAATGTCTAACTGGCATCAGCTCGCACAGTCAATTTATTTGATTGTAGATCAATATATGGCCACCGTATGCAATTTGGCAAATGTAACTGATGTAGTATACGCAGGACATGTACGCGACGGTATAAAAATAAAACTGCATGGGGAGAACGTGCTTAATGGTACAGCCAACGTTACACCGCGCCATTTTACCCACTGCGCCACTAATTGAAGATATGATTACTAATCTGGCAGCTATGTCTATAGCGGACTATGATTTGGATGAACTAATCGTAAACACAATTAGTGCATTAACAGTGGCAAGTGAAATAAAAACACGCTTTGCTCAATTTGTGGAAATGTATACACGTTGGGGTAGCGGCAGACCCTACTGCGAAACAGATGGCCAGTTGATGGCGCGGGAGTGGCTACGTTTTGCCACTGCCGTTTACCACCTCTATCGTAGCTTTCAACTGTGGGATAGCACCGGCACATGTAACTACTATTTCGAAAAGATGCATGGTCGAGATATTGTACTGTGTCGATATCCAGACTAACCTTAAGGATCTACCATGATTGTTCTCTTAGAGATAGACGAAGTAAAGAAAATGCTGCAGATCGTCGCCCCCATGGTGGACCCCGATAATCCGGATCCGTTTGCAGGGGCTGACACTCCAACCTGCCAAGCCTGCAGTAGTTTACTGCAAGCAATGCAACATCCGGATCAAATGGTACCCGATGAAATTGAGGTATTATTGCACGACGAAATAACAATGGAACTGGCAGCTTTTGTTATCCGACATTTATCTCGGGCATTTAGTCCTTCTATCGTGTGTGGTAAAATTCATGACATTACCGTCTTTGATGGACGGGGAACGTTGGCCATCTACCTTTCATTGGAGTGATCTAGCATGTTACTTACCTCCGCAAATATTGGCGACGTCGTCAATTTCTCCGTTTATCCCAGCAGCATTATTGGAACTAGTTTCCAACGCGTTAAAGTAAAAGCATTCCTGGATGCCGATTCTGCACGCGCTTACTTGGACCCTACCGCCATGCATTTGGCGGTATTTCCTACCTTACCACCCGGCGTACCTAACGATCCAGATAAATACCCCTGGGTAAAGTTGGAGTTGGAAAATGGTAAGATTACGGTGGTGGGATTACCGTGGATTGACGAGATTACTGTGGAAGTTCAATCGAGCACCCAGCTTCAGATTGTAGTGAGTGAAATCACTGCTGCTGACGTTGCACGTGTTCGGCAGGCCTTGGTAGCCGCCGGCTTTAATAAGCTTGCATTCACCATGCTTTAAGCGCATAAACGGGAGAGACCTTCGGGTCTCTCCCTATGCCGTCTATACCTATCCTTTTTTAATTCCGTAAAACGATACAGAGATGGCTCTGCTATGTAAGAGACCAAACCGTGAGTCTAGCCCATGAATTACTTTGTAACTGAGCCTGAGCAATATACCCGCAAAATGGATATGAAAGGCGCGTATGTTGAAAACATTACTTTCTTTCTTTCTCGCACCACTGGTAAAGACATGGGGGCGTGCCGTAGTTACGTGCAGAAGAATATTGGCGATGATGGTAAGTTTCCATTTGTAGACCCGGCGGTTATTTACCTAGCCAGAGATAAGGTCACAGGTGATCGCAGCAGACAGATTACTACCTTTGGTCAGTATCTGCAAACTGCCTTAGAAAAGAATCAGATAATTGTACCAACGCTGACCACGTACATGCACCCGAGTGAACGTAAGTCGTTGTTAGCAAACTACATTAACCGCAATTTGCAAAAGCGCAAAATGCACAAGAAACAAATGTTGGTTTCTAAGCAAGCCGGTGACTCCGTCCGAGCTGCATTTGAAAACAACTTACAAAACTCATGTAAGATTAAGAACAACTCGCTATCCGGAGCGCACTCATCTCCATTCACGATCCTCTATAATCGTTCATCGCATTCAACGCTGACCAGTACGTGTCGCATTACGACCAGTTATGGCAATGCTAACAATGAAAAGTTCCTAGCAGGTAATCGACATTACTGGGCACCATTTATTGTGCTATCAGATATTCTAACGATTGTGCAAAACGCTGACTATCCAGCGTTACAGTTAGCAATGGATGCCTACAAATTAGCATACCCTACTCCAGAACAAGCAATGGAGTGCATTCGGTATTCCAGTGACCTGTATTGGATAGAGCCCACTCAAGATCTGATCACCATGCGGTTACTGAATGGCCTCACGCCATTAGAGTTAGCTGCCTATGTGTACTCTGGCGATGCGTATCACCTGGCTAAATATAATCCAGAACCCGTACGTGCGTTGTTGGATGACTTCACAACCGTCATTGAAACACCCGTTGATTCCCCTGCTACTTACATGGACAACTTGTCTGAAGATGAAGTAGCGTTGGTTAGTCAGCTATGTGCCAGATATACAGCCGGTATCGATTTGTATAAATTAAAATCGACCAACCCAGAACACTACGCTACCGTGGCAGCCAATGCCAAACACCTCACGGATACGCTGTCTAAACATCAGGTGCTAATCCGTGCCGTCATGCGTCCAACCACATTGCATGGTAGTGTGGCAAAGCTGCCATTCATTTTAAGACGTGCGGTGATTGCTTCAGATACCGACTCTACCATTTTCACTACTCAGAATTGGGTGGAGTGGTATTGTGGAAGAATCTGTTTTACACCCACCGCGTTCAACGTTGCCTACGTCATGTCTTTCCTAACCTCTCAAGTGGTAATCCATTTGTTGGCGATGATGTCTGCTAATCTAGGAGTTGAACGCGCTAAGCTAAATGAACTGGCCATGAAGAACGAATACTTCTTCCCAATGTTTACGCTGACACCACGAGCCAAGCATTACTTTGCATCCAAGTCCTCACAGGAAGGGAAAGTCTTCTTGGAGTACGAGCAGGAAATTAAAGGAGTTGCGCTACGGTCTTCCAATGCCCCTCCTGAAATTAACGAACGGTTGCGCTTGTACATGATTGAGATTCAGGAATTAGTGATGCGTGACGGGAATGTTTCCATCCATGACCTCTTAGATCCAATCGCTGAGATTGAACATTCCATCATTGCAACCATTGCAAACGGTGAACATCGTTTCTTACGCAGCGTTCCCGTTAAAGATGCTACCTCTTATGTAGAGGGAAATAACGCACCAGCGCTAATACATCACCGCATGTGGGAAGAAGTCTTTGCTCCAAAGTACGGACATTCCATACCCCCACCCTATCAAGCTGTTAAAGTATCGGTGGAATTGGATAACCCCACTAAACTCAAACGCTGGTTAGATGGTCTTGAAGATCGTGCATTAGCTGAGCGGTTGTCTACTTTCTTGATACAGAATCGACGTGACCGAGTAGCGGTAATGATGTTCCCTAAACCAATGGTAGAAATGATCGGTATTCCACCAGAAGTTCGTAACGTTATCACTATCCGTAAACTCATCCACGACATCATGTCACCTTACTACTTGGTGCTAGAAGCATTTGGTTTGTACATGATGAACGGCAACCATACCCGTCTGGTCAGTGACCATTGGGCTGTTAACAAAGCACCGATTGCAAACGATCCATCCATTGTAGCAACAGTTCCAGGTATTTGACGGCATAGCGGGAGCCTTACGGCTCCCAATATGCCGTACCCGGTACAATGTCTTCAGCAATACCCCGTTTGTACTCCGCATGGATATCTCGACTGATCAGACCTTCAATGGTTCGATCATTCTTAATTTCTCGTACGGCGTAACGGATTCGATTAATGGGTGCAGTGTTCAGCGGATTGTTAGTGTCGCGATTCAGCTTTACCAGAAACCGAATTAATGGAAGACGGGCCAATATCAGCGCCCACTTTACTTGACGCAGTTGCAAGACCTTTGGTAAGATCATTGCTTCTAGCATGGTATTGTTACAAAGCACTGGCATGTGTAGCAATAGTTGATCAAACGTTTCATGTCTACGACGTACCAGATTTAGGTAGTCTTCTAGCACATCGTCCATTCGACTGTGTTGATCGAATACTGAGATTGGATGCACGGTGCGAAAGGGCGCTACTGGTTCGCCACGATAGAGTGCGTTGATCCGATTAAACAGTGCAATGTCCACGTGACTGTAGATCATGTTAGTTAGCACGAACATCCGTACAAACTGATGTACGGTGCGTACCGGTACACCTTGAGCATTGTAATGTTCATCGCGTTCCCACCCACGATACATGGCCATTAACAATGGTGCATTAATAACGATGACTGCCAGCCCTCCTTCGTTGCTACCATTGTAGGTGCCGTCGGGTAAGTCTAAACTGAAATCAGTAAATGGGTGACGCAGTACACGCACCGCTTGCAAGGTACGCCAATCGCTATCTTCAGTTAAGTCGGCTGGAATGCTGTCGTCCATGATAAGAATTTCAGGAACACCGTCACCGTAGAAGTAGCCTTTAGTAAAGACTCTGCCAAAGAAGGTAGAGGACGTAAATCCCATCACACGTGCTACATGCATTGCATTGTCGGACGTAACGTCCAGATAGTTTTCAAAGTCTCGTCTAAACGAAACATTCAAAGAAGTGATCAGTCGAACAAGAATGTGTTCATTCCGTACATTCAATGGTTGCTTGTGGTAATAGTCTACCACGCGATCAATGTTCTGGACTAGATTCTCTTTAACAAATGAGAATTGGGGAACTCTAATGATCCCCCGATCAATCCCGGGGAGTTCGGAAAACAGATCGATCATGTCAACTCCCTGGTGTCTAGTAAAAAATAACTACACAACATAACCTTATAGGACAGACGTAAGTCAATCCACTCTGAAGGTTTCCCCTTCAGCAATAACTGATATGCGCCCAGTTATTCTGATCCCAATGTTTTTCAGGCGTATATTACCTTAGTGACCCCCAGATTATCCGTCAATCAAAAGGGTTAAACATGTTCTTTCCCCATCTGCAATAAAGGAGTAACACCATGGCCGTTAATCCCGGTCCCGATGCAAATAACAACATCGCCGGCTCAACCCAACATGCCCCATCTCAGCAGCAGTATCAGCAACAGGCCCCACAGCCTGCCGCTGCACCGCAGCAGCCATTTGGTGGCAACCAGGGTTTTGCTTCGGCCCAGTCACGCCTAATGAACCCAATGGCGCGTGCGTCAGCGGGTGAAGCAGTGCATCGCTACATGGATGCATTTAAGAAGATCATCACCGCTGAAGGCGGTTTGGGCGACAGCGTTCGTCTGTTGATCCTTGACGGCTCCATCCGTGGTTCCGCACTGAGCAGCATTCTGCTCTGCCGCCGCGCTGGCGACAGCGTAATGGTTCACAACATGATTATTGAGGCCAGCGCACAGCGGCTCAATAACACCGAAATCTCCATCGGTGCCCAGAAGGTCGAAATCCCTACTGTGGCTGGGGATGTGAACAACGAAGGCTTCTGGATGAAGATCCAGGCTGTCGTACGTGAAGCGTACGGTTCTATTACTCCAGTGTATGCTGGTGCTGTGGTAGTTCCGCGTGAATTGGAACCAGAAGATGCGTTCCATATCCGTACCGTGCTTTACTACGCTGACACAGCCGTGTGGACTACCATCCAGTCCAACACAGTGAATGCTCCAGAACCATTCAGCGTAACCTGGGCTACTCGCTCAGACAAGCTGGCTGCTCGTTTGGACTTCGCTCCACAGAACGTTGAAACTGCTGCTGGCCTTCCAGTGCGTTCAGACGTTTCCGTGATCCTGACAGCATCTAGCGGTGCTAGCAATGATCCACTACAGGCCAATAACCAGGACTTTAGCCGTGTCGATGGCTATATTGATCTGGTATACGCCCCACCTGCACCTCCAGCAATGGGCCAAGTGCAGCAGACCCAGCACTACGTTCCACGTTTCGTGATGACAGCTTGCGCACCGCAACTGAATGCCATCACAATGGAATTGATGTTGCTGTCGATCTCCTCAGCTACGTTGCTGTATCGCAACATGCTTTGGGCTAACGTGTTCCGTCCACGCTACGGCGCTGGCCTGAATCTGCGTGACATCGGGGCTATCGGCCTCGACGTCCCAATGCTTTCTGGCGAGCCTGCCGGTAAGAAGATTGATACACAGTCCCCGACCTTTGGTCCAGATGCCCTGTACAGTCTGGTTCGTGCCGCCGTTCGTTCCGACATGGTCTATTCTTTCGACGTGGAAGAGTGTGGCGATCAGAGCTGGTTGCAGTTGGCATTCGTGTCTTCTGCTAATGGTGACCAGGATGCACATCGCATGCTGATCCAAGCCGCCGATAACCTGACCGGTGGACAGTTCAGCCAGCATTTTGCTGGTGGTCCTCTGTTCGTTGACGACAACAACCGCATCCTGCTTGGTCATTACGTGGATGGTACTACCAACCAACGTGAAGACGTGCGCAAGATCGATTACCTGGCCATGCTGAACTACGTCGGTGGTACCGACATGCAGGCTGTAGTTGATTACGCCAACACGTTTGATCAGACCAACATCGATCTGCCGCTGCGCTTGGAAAAGCGTATCAAGATCCTGGAAAAGGTTTGCGGTGACACACTGCGCATTACTGGCTACGCTCGTCGCGTAACGCTGACACCAGCGTTCATCGATGCATTGGCGAAGTCTGTAGTAGCAGCCGGTCTGAACATCCAGCCTCAGAACACGTTCGCCGATTTCGGCAACAACGTGCGCCGTGGCAACGAGTTCATCACCGACCTCGCTTACGGTGGTCAAGGTGCAATGCAGTTGTTCGCCCATTCACAGGGTGGTACACGTGCAGCATCAATGCCAGCGCAGGTAAAATGGCGTTAATACATCGCTAACACTGTTAGTGGTGTGATGCGAAACAAGGGGCCTAACCGCCCCTTGTTTTTTTTATATGCCGGCATGAGGAGATAGGATGTCAATTCATCTTCGCTTAATTGCACACGATGAAATATTCAAGCGACTATCTCGTCCAGCGGTTCTGGTCAATCATCTAGACCTAGAGACAACCGAAGGACGTTCCAAGTTACAGAGCCTGCTGTTTACACGATACGAAGGGGATTCCCTTAACGTATTGCCTAGCTGTGATTGTGGTGAGTTACATGACAACCATAACCTGGGTGTAATATGCGATGCATGCGGTACCGAATGCTTGTCCATTACGGATAGACGACTAGAGTCTACACTCTGGATGAAAACACCCGATGGCGTACGTTCACTGATTAATCCCGCGGCATGGACTGTACTGGCTAATTCGCTCACAACTAGTGGAACTAATGTTTTAGAATGGATTTGTAACCCACTGTATCGGCCTAACAATCCAAACTCCCCTATCTTGAAAAAGGTAGAAGCGTTAAACCTAACGCGCGGTTATAATCATTTCATTGATAACTTTGAAACAGTGTTGCAAATACTGTTTCAGAACAAGATACCCAAAGGAACTGACCAAGACCGTGAAGATCTTTGGACATTCCTGCACGACTATCGCGATAAGATCTTTAGTGAGTACTTACCAATCCCATCCAAGGTTGGATTTGTGCTAGAATCAAATTCAGTAATCTCGTATGCTGACACAACGATGACACTGGCTATTGATGCACTGAAAACAATTGCGTCGATTGAGAACTCTTCCACTCCGCTGACACAGAGGGGTAGAGAATCTCGAACATTGAAAGCAGTAATGCTGCTTGCACAGTACTATGTAAGTTTCGCTAGTAAGACCATGGCAGGTAAACCAGGCGTGTTTCGTAAACATGTGTTTGGTGGCCGACCGCATTTTACAGGCCGAGCTGTTATTACGTCTATTACCGATAAACATGATTACGAAGAATTACATCTGCCGTGGTCATTAGCAGTGAAACTGTTTAAGGTGCATTTGACCAATAAGCTATTACGTCGAGGATTCTCGCCAGTAGAGCTAATTCGGTTCTTAGATACCTACACACTCCAATACCACCCGTTACTAGACGAACTGTTCCGTGAACTAATCGTTGAAGCACCGAAGGGTAGAGGAATTCCCTGCATTCTCCACAGAAATCCAACACTTGCCCGCGGGTCTGCACAGCGGTTATACATCCGCCTCATTAAAACTGATGTAGATGATAACACCATTAGCCTGTCAGCATTGTGTCTAAAAGCGCCGAATGCCGACTAAACGTTTGCTAACGTTTCCATGAGTGGAGAATTATTATGGAAATGCTCGCGTACACCAATCAGAACCCTACTGATCAATTCAATCATTTGTTGAGGATTGGGATGTTGGGAATGTCAGAAGAACAAACTCAATTCTGTTTGCAGAACAATGCACTCAGAATACGATGTGCAAGCACTGGAAATGAGTTTGTCACGTACAGCATGGGTGAAGCAGGCCGCTTTTTTCGGGGTCACCGCCGCAGCCGTGCACTGGCAGTTGAATTGTAGGAAAAGCAAAGCTCCCTACAAAGGTTATTACGTGGAATATGCAGATATAGGTCCCCAATGAGGCAACTCCTTGGTGTACACTTCTTTAATTGCTGGAAACCCCTAAAGCTGTCTCACCAAAACGGAATGCGAAAGCATAAACGGCCATGGTTTGAAAACGAGACGGATATTACAATGGGCAACCGTGGGTTCTAAGAACCCCTTTAGCAGCGAAGCCTCCCTGGTGTAAACCGAGAGGAACGTTCAACGACTATCCGGTTGCGCGGAGTACCCAACAGCGTTGGGGAAATAGGAAGCTACCCACGTGGTAGAAGATATAGTCTGTTCTGCAAGGAAACTTGCAGCGTTGCAGGTAATGCTGCGGGGTTCACTTAGCGAGTGAATCTGAACAATAAGTCGACGGCGATGAGCTTAACCTGTACTTAGCACTAGACAAACGAATGGCCGATCACTTGGATCGTTTGGCACCACACCTGGGGGCACTTGACTTAGATGCGCCACGAACCATTTCGAATAATCTCAGTATACCAGCCCCCATTTTGGGTGCTACTGGCAACTGGCTTTATAACGGCAATTGAAAACGCATAGTGGGGGCCATATGGTCCCTGTTATGCCCAAAGGAGGGCTGTAAATCCTAACAGTAATGCGTTCATTATGGGAAGCAAGCCTATGGTTTTCAACTCAACTCAGGAGGAATAAATAGATGGCACAAGTCATCTACGGTGACGAAACAGCGCTCTTTGATGCGCTGGCGTTTTCTGTTCCTCATCCGGGGACAGTTCAATTCATCGCCGATCAATCCAACCGGTTCAGTGCAAACTTGAATCAGATGGGATCTGCATTTGCCCAAGCAGTTACAGGGGTATTCGAATGGGTAGACCAATCGAAAGCAATGCAGCTAGCTCGTCAGCTGGGTAAGAAAGTAGAATCAATGTGGAAAACTGATGACATCAGACCACTGACGATGATACAAGATATTCAAAATGCTACGATGTTAATGCAGCGCTGGATCATGGCCTGTCCAGAAGTTCGGACGCTGTATCACAATCAAGGCTGTGAAGGTTATACTGGTAGCTACGTCGATGTTGATCCTGGTTTAGTAGGAGACCAACATTACGACTATCGCCGTGCAATGGATGGACTGGTTGTCTTTGACGATCAGGGCGATTGGAGTGCTACAACGTATTTTGATGAGTTGCGTGATGGAGATCGTGATCTACTCCTAGACGAGCAAATCGATATACAAACTACATGGGAAGCAATGCGGTACCATGTTACTCGAAATAAAGATGATCCAACATCGATGACAGGTGCAGCTCTCTAAGTTATAATCTCGGCACCGGCTAACCCCGGTGTCGGGAATACTAGGAGCACCTTATTTATCTTTGCACAGGAACAGCATCATGGCTTACGATCCAACCAGTCCAGTACCACCCGTACCCGCACTCGATGCGAAGGGTTGGGTGACTGATCCAGCACAGAAAGCAGATTTATTGCTTTGCTATTATTTACAGAGCGATAAATCCCAAAGCACATTAATGCCTGGAGCAATTAAATCGTTTCAGTACACGTTACAACAAAATCCAAAAGAGCCATTGGAACTCCAAGCTGCCATTCGCAGTGAGCTATCGGACTATTTCGATAATTACTTTGAAATGATTATTGTGGATGTTCGCGTAGAAGTTCCCAAAGGTCCGCAGTTTGTATCCGATGCAATGTTAGATGTAAGCATTGATTTAACCATTGCAGATAAAGGTATTAACTACAGCGTTGGGAAACTCATCTCGACAATAGATAGTAAAATATCAAAGATTATTGATTTGCATATGGTGTAATACCACCCACCCATCGTTAATAAGGAATGCTGAACATGACCACTGAAGATAACCACATCACTCTGGGTGCCGCCAACGACGATACCGTCTCTGCGGTAACAGCGACTACTCTCGAGGTCGAATACAAAGACGATCATCCAGTGCGCGTCGCCCAACGTTTGACTGAATTGGAAAAAGCGTTTGTTAAACTGACCAACGCAGTCAGCGATATTGCTGAACAGCAAGCCAAGACAATCGAAACAATCAATGCCATGGCCTTGCACCTACGTGAGCTGCCAAACAACCCAGCTTTCCTGGCTGCGATGATTACCCGCATGGATGAAATGCTGCGTGGTGTAGATGAGCGCAAAAACGCCACACCCGTTGCCAAAATGCTAAATCCCATTACGGTAGAAGAAGTTGCAACCATCGCTGCCGATTGTAAAGTCATTCGCATTCAGCGTAAGGATGATGTCAATGGCTTGCCGCAGATGGAACTCACCATCCGCTGGCCAAATAACGATGGCACCAAGTTTGGCTACATTGAAGCCGATGACGCTGACGTGCAAAACCTGGATTTGGATCACAACACCGTGACCTATCTAATGGACACTACGGCAGACCTGGCAATTGGTGAATACCGCTTCTATGAAGTCATTGACGTAGTTAGTGCCGCAGACTACGATGCCGATGGCACCTGGGTTGAAGTTGACCTTGCATCATTGACCGCGGTATCGGCAATTTACTCACTGGTAGTAGCTGCGAGTCGTAATGATAAAACCGGTGAGCTAGAGTTCCGTTTGGTTGATGAAGCGGGTATGGCTGATTTGGTAGAAGAAGTTACCGTTGAGCAAGTTCCAGAGTTGGAACTGCTCCTGCCGACAGTGGAAGGGGTACCATCAGACACGCTAGTTTACTACGCCTGGATGCCATCGGACATTGGTGTAGTTGCACCAGAGAGTTTCCAAACGCAGATTGATGTCAACAGTGAAGCATCCTCCGTGATTACTGAACTGGATGTCGATATGGACGGTGGCATGGCTCATGCAAACATGGTGATGTCCACTGAACCATCCCCTGCTGATACTGCCGCAGATACTGTTCGCGTGCAATGCAATTTTAATACAGGGCAGGTATTGGTTAGTCCACAATTGTCCCCTGAAGACATAGAAGCGCCGACTAATCCTGCATTGATTGAAATGTATCTGGATCTGGCAAAGCGTTCAGAGATTCCAGTAAAAGAAGATGGCGTTGCTGTCATTTACGTTGTAATGTCTGCAAATGCATAACGACATAGAAGCCTACCTTAACCGGTAGGCTTTTTTCTTTTTGTTATTAGTGAGGTCCATGATGGCTGAGCCCGCCGATACCGTTCAAACCATGGATCAATTTGATCCGGGTATTTCTGAAGCATTTGCGTCACTTGAGTCCATGGATTATCCATCGGTTCAAGAAGATCGTTTCATTCGCGAATACTTACCACTGTTTGTTGCACGTGGCAATAATCCAGTTAACTTAATTCCGTGGTTGGAAGTAGCAGGACATCCACATCTCGCTGTAAACGTGTTTCGCGGTAACAAGTTTCTATTCCGTGTCCCACCAATGATGCGCGACGTGTCAATGATCCCTGGAGATCGCAGTAAAGGACATTCGTTGTACGAAGAGATAATGACTGCCGAACAGAAACGATCAATCCTCCCACGGTTGGGTGACCTACACTTACAAGATGCAATTATATCTCGCGTAAAACATGAGATGGCATCGCTGGAATACATTCAGGCATGGAACAGTATTTTCCGTGCGTATGGACATCCCGAAGTGGAACTGCCGGTGGAAGCAGCAGCAGTTATTGCTGAAGAAGAAACCAGCAGTGCACCAGACGAAGTAGTGGATACCGACGTAAACAACGAGTTTGACGGTTTCAGTGAAATGTAAACAGCTGAACGTCGCAGCGACTCACGATATTCATTTTGGTCATCCCAATACCCCTACCTCGCAGATTGTAAGTACGATGCGCGCGATGTTTCCGGATAATCCAACAACTGGTGACTTAGACATCATCTTCTTAGCTGGAGATGTGTTTGATCGGTTGTTGAATTTACCAGATGACAATGTATCTTTAGTAAAATCCTGGTTCGTATCGTTCCTATGGATGTGTGCTAAGCGAGACATTGTAGTACGGGTATTGGAAGGGACTCCGTCGCACGATTGGCGACAGGCACGAATGTTAGTGGAACTGGCTACGCTGGCAAATATTGCAGTGGATATAAAGTACGTTCCAGATCTATCCATTGAATACATGGAGCGATTTGATATTCACGTGCTATACGTCCCAGATGAATGGCGCCCGCGCTGCGACGATACCTGGATGGAAGTACAAGCTTTATTAAGCGAGCATCAGTTGGAACAGGTGGACTTTGCAGTGATGCACGGCGCCTTTCATTACCAGATGCCCAAGAACATCCATCATCAACTCGAACTACACGACGCTGAGCGGTACTTGTCAATCGTCCGCTACAACATCTTTATTGGTCACGTACATCAATTTTCATCTTACGTGCGAATCCTTGCTGGCGGCTCTCCTGAGCGGCTTAATCATGGGGATGAAGGTAAGAAAGGACATTGGCGTTCTTGTGTGGATGCGGAAAATGGCCCTACGGCAACGTTCCACGTTAACAAGAACACTATGCGATACGATACACTCGACTGCATGGGTTTAGCGGGAGAGGCATTGCATTCGATGGTGGAAGCACACGTCCGAACGATTCCGGTTGGATCACATATCCGACTCAAAGCACGCAAGAATGACTTTGCCATGCAGGCATTGGATCTGTATAAAGTAAAGTTCCCAGCAATACACTGGACGGTTAAAGAAGTCAAAAGTGATAACACAATTGATAAACCAGTGCTACTGGATACCCGTGCTAAATTCAAAGGTATTAACATCACGCGTGAGAATGTCGTTGAATTACTAATCGACAGACTGCACACTAAACTTAGCCCCGAACAGCTAGAACGCTGCAAGGATAAATTAGCGGAAGTAATCGATGGATAAACGCTCCTTTGATATAATGGGCGAGCGTGAGAAGGGACAATTGTCCCTTTCCATTGCAACTAGTCTAGCACTCGAAGGTGCCTATGGCATTTTAGAGGAATCGACCCATCAACAAGATCCAATCAATCCACCCATCAAAGCGTATCGTCAACTTTGGGTAAACGTGCGTACGCTATACCGTAATCTACATGGCTCAATGCCTCGAATAGTGGCTGACACACTGTCCGTGGATGCTTTTGTAGAAACGGTGTACGATGAGATGCTCATTCTCAAAGGTGTAATTGCTGACCGTTCCAATGGCCGTATGAAAGTTGTTTTCTACGCCAACACGTACAAGACATTGCCTCGAAAATATCCGAATGCACATGGGCGAGAAAAACAAACACCCAATCAAGTAATATACGCAGCCTTTGAAAATGGTACTATCGAAGGATTGTTAAAAATGATGGCGGAGTCGGCGCATCAAATAGATTTCAAAACATTCGACATGGCAATCGTCGCTGAAGGTTCGCCTGAGAAAGTTTTGTTGATGACGCATTACCCGGTGGATCTATTACACTTCAGTGGTGCCAGTGAACTTGTGTTACTGGAATCTCATACGGGTGTAATAAAACAACGGGCACAGTGGTATACCAAAATGAAAGACGGTAAGTCACTAATACGAATCCCCTTCAATCGTATCACGTTGCAAATGTTCGGCGATAGTTCAGGAATGTTTTATCCCTATCCAATTGGATATCGGAAAGCATTTCTAGAGGTAGCCGAGAAAAACAAATGGACACAGGGCACAACTGCTGACAGAATTTTGCTCTGTGTTAAACTAGCTAGAAACCCACATTTGGAAATCGCAGTGCGTGGATTGATGTAAGTAGATTCTTACACAAATGCGATATGACATGTAGGTTAACCGGAGAATGTAAACCATGAGTTTCCCACAAAAGAAATGGGGTGGAGCAGGTGGCGGTCGCGGCAATTTCCCGCAGACGCCGTATATTGAAACCCTTTTGGACGATCGCAAACTGCGATTGAGTGCGCCGCCGGTTGGTGGTCGTGGTCGCCGTCCTGCACTGTTTGTAACGGTAGTGGGCGGCAATCCGCGCATTAACGTTTACACTGAAGTTGATACTGATAAAAATGGTGGGAAGATTGTAGCTAAGAAAGATGCGCTGGCCTTTTTTCAGTTGCTGGAAACCCTTCAACACATCATTGCAACACCGGAAGAATCTCGCTGGATCATGGTAAACAAATTGCCAGTTGAGCGTGAAGAGGGCGGTGGTGGCGGTGCACGTCGTGAACCAGAAATTGATACCAAGACTGTAGTGGGTCGTGACAAAGACGGCGTCATTTATATCTCGGTACTTTCCGGTGACAACGAACGTCCAAAGATCATCTTTCAATTCGGTAACCAGTACTACCATCAACTGGCCCGACGTGATGCTCCAGATGTGAAGTTGGAAAACCGCGTGATCTCTGAGCTGGCTGCTCGTGCATGGGTGCGTTTGATGCGTGCTGCTACTGCCAATATATTGGTGGACATGGCCGCAACGAAGGGCGCTGCTAAAGCTGCAAAGAAACTGGCTGAAGGTGGTCAGGGTGGACAAGGTGGCCAAAGCGGTGGTGGTAATTACCGTATGCCAGACAATGTATATGCAAAATCTGCAGTCGCTGATACAACGTCATTTGATTTTGACGACGATATCCCCATGTAACGTACATAGCCGTACCGTGAGTTTTGCTCACGGTACGGCTTATGCCCTTCTTGTAATTTCACTTAGATACATATTACTAATAAGAGTAAGTCTTCTAGGAGTATAACAATGCGGCTATTCATTGCCGAAGATGGTGCAGTGGTAACAGAACACAATGGTGCTGAAGTTAAATGGAATGCGACGATCTTTGATCGCACTGACTTTCGCAACATCCCTCACTTATTTCGGGAGATCAATGGTTATTGGGCACACCTACCCGCTGATCGACAATATCGTATTTGGCTGGGATATAAAGCAATATCAGAACAGTTCGAGACCACCTCAGAACGGACTCGCCTGGCAATGAACATTGCTGGGTTATTGGATCAGATGTATGCTGACATGCCAATGGAAGAGTTAGACCGTTGGATTGGTTTCCATGGTGCTGTAAAGTTTCCACCCGATGGCAGTTTGCTATTAGAGCATGACCCCTACGATCCAAATCCAGGTCGCACGTATTTGAAGCGCGACTATAATGGGTTAGTAACAATTACAGCAGCCTTACGCCCGATGATTCCTATCTGGGGTGAGTACATGCGCCGCGTTAAAGATGAAGTGGGCAGCGAGTATAAAGAATACATTGCAATTCGACTATTGCGCAACACGCATGTGATGCGTTCTGAACCGATTGAACGTTTACGTCGTTACGTAGACGCGACACTAAGTGTCAGTGCAAATCAATCCAATGCGTACATCATTTCTGGCCTGGGCAGTGAAGAGACTATTGAATGGCTACTAGCCATGGTCTGTATTCGCCGTATCGCAGTAGGCGATATAGATGCTAGCGATACCCGTGGTAACATTATTACCAATGTATTTGGATTCATTTCCAATACGCTGCGCGATTTTGATAAACGATTTGGGGGTGGCGTTCGAGATAAGAATCCTGACAAGGATACTGGCGAAGACGAAGGATCCATTCTAGAATCATTCAAGGTAAAGCAAGAAGTATCTCCAGGCGATATCATTCTGTATAACGTGTATGCTGAAGATCCCAAAGCAATGGCAATAAAGATAGATCCAACGATTGATCTTAAACTGCTAGACCTGGCACTAAGTCGCGTAGATCGACTCCAAAACGCATCATTAAGCAAACACCACATCACACTGTGTCAGTGGGTACTGCATCGGGTACTACCGCCATTGGCGATACCGCTGTTGCTAAAACCTGGACTACTGCGGTCACTCGCAGTAACACAAGCACTCATCTGGCACTGGGGTATCTACGACATTGCTGCACTGGTTACCGCTACTCGCCACTTCGCTGACGATGAGCTTGTACCCTTCGACAGTAAGGTTAGGATTACTCCATCTACCTTGGAGCAGTTACTGGCTCTCTTTCCACATTTGATGCCTGCTGATAAGAATCAAACGTCTGAGAAGAAAAGTAACTACGCTATCGCTGCAATCTCGTTACTCATTCGTGAGTTATCCGGGTGTATGTGGCAATACCATGCTCCACCTGAACTACTAAAGCACTGTACGGGTGTTGATGGAGATCGCCGTGCTGCGCTGCAGCCGTCTACTCCAGAGCAGATCGGTCTATTGATCATTGCTACTCACCAAAAGAGAAACACTCCACATCCATCCATTTAAACAAGGAACAACATCATGGCTCAGATTCAAACCGGATTGAAGGTCGCGAAGTTTCTGATCGTTCAGAGTAATACATACAACGATCAAATGGCCAGACCATTTACTACCAACGTCGATCAGATGATGGTAAACCAGTTCAAAGAAGCATCGCATGGCGGTAACTATACTGCCGGTGCTTTGGCTGGAGTAGCTGGCGCTATCATCCGCCCACAAGCCGAATCATCTACTAACATTGCTATCCCGAATGGTTGGGATCAACGCCGTTTCCGATTCAATATGGAAGTGGAGCTGATGAGTCAATTCGGTGCTAGCATTCGTCAAGTACTGACTGGCTATACTGACTATCCAGGCGCTACTAATGATGGACAAGGCATGGATCCCAACATGCGCGTGTACTTTAATAACTCCATCACATTACAATCCTCTGTTCAAATGTCACAGTTTGGCAACGTGGAAACAATGCGCGTAGCCGATGCGTCACACGTATTGTTTCCTAATGCGGGTCGACGCTTTAGCGGTAGTGAAGTCAACATGCAGTCAATGCGTCCTGAAGACGTAATGGCCGCAATTTCCACACAAGCGTTGGCTGATCCTAACGTGGTGGATTTCCGCACCAGCATGGGCACCAGTGACATTAAGAAGTCTCGCCGTGGCAATGCATTGCCCGCGGAGTACATGGCTAAAACAATTACTGCAATCGATCAGGCACATCGTCTATCGGAAAGCGTATCGGATCATGTATCGGTATATGAAAACGCTCGCAATGATGTACGCGAAAGTTTAGTATCCCAAGACGTGTTCCTAGCTGTACTCAACCAGCATACGCAGTATCGCTACAATGGATTTGTAACGTACGGTGAACTGTGCACGCTGTTCCCTGAGATTGAATCTGTACGCACCATGCTAATGCCTGGCAAAACGCAGCAAGCCGCAATGGTTCCAGGTCGAGGCGGTTCAGAGTTCTGGCACGTCCCAACCAACGAAACAGTTATTGCAACGATCCTCTCGCATTCCATTCCAGCCATCATGATGGATTGCATGCTGACAAAGATTGTGTTCCTGGCAACCAATCAAACGTTGAATGGTCAGCCGGATGTTCAAATCCGTGACGCGGGGAGTTTTACTACTGGCGTAGACATGGGTCCATATCTGGAACGTTTCCAGCGTCGACTCGTAACGGAAGTATTGTCTGACATTACGCGTAACAACATGTTTGGCATTAACATTGCCATGACTTGCAACATCCTGGGTGACACCATGGTGCAAGTAGCATTGAATGGTGGTCATGCCGTGGACTATGTAACGCCGTCGTTCTGCGATAGCCTTACAGCACCCATCATTACCAGTGACCCACTTGGGTTGACCACGATTGCTCATGACGTGGAATTGTTGTACAGTAATCTGACTGGCGGTGCGCCAATGAATCAGTATTCACCACAGGCAGGTCACCCGTTTAACGATATCAGCGGGCGGTTTGGCGGACACGCATCAGCACAGACGCCAGCGGCACCTATCCAACCTAACAACACAATGCTAGTTGGTATCTAACAACTATCGCTAATAGCAATCAAGGAGCTATCAATGAAACAGTTGACCGAGTTGTATACGGCAATTATTACGTCGCTGGGGTTGCCGATCAGTGATACCGGTAATATCATGATGGAAGCGTTAGATGGTCCATCGCCGCTATTGATTGGTGGGCGCAAGGTAATTGTCCCAACGACTGAAACACTGCGCGCCTTTAACGCAGATCATCAGATGATATTCCATCCAATGTCCGAGTCAGTAGTTCGTAGTCAGTCACCCATGATTAAGAAGCTTCGCATGCTGACAATGTATCGACTGCAAGGAGCAATCTGTGTACTGTTACCAGAGTTGATGGCAATTGCTGCAGACTCATCGCTGCATGCTAAGCTACCACCTGCTGCAGCTGAAATGCTGCGAGCAGTTCCTGACGTAGATGCTAAAACCGTTCAGACAATGGAAGACATCGCTGGCGCAGCTAACGGTGACGATAAGAAGATCATTAGTTTCTACCTGCGTCAAGGTGGTGTAATTAATGGCATGACCTGTCAGCGTGCTACAATTGTTACGTTCCCTTTCCTGAAAGAATTCGATCGCACCGATGGCCTGATCTTTGGTGTATCGACTCGAAAGAAAGATCGCGTGGCAATTAAAGCTTTGTTCATGATGATGTTCCCTAACTGCGAAGATACGGATACTTACAGTTTTGGTTCTAATTCGTCTACAGCTCCGTACTTCCATGCGTTGATTAATGCGTACGTGAAGATTGGCAAGCGGATAAATGAAGTCGCTAAGCCATATCGGAAGGTGTTGAAGAATGATGATGCCACTGTGGATCTGGACTTTGCATCGGATGTAGTTGATCTGACGAAGTATCGTGATCTGCTACCGGCAATGTCGGGTAACGATGGTGAAATTGCTGACACTGGATCCACAGCCGGTTCACGGGCTCAGATTCATCAGCAGCCAATGGCGCCACCTCCTCCTCCAATGCCTACACAGCAACCGCAATATCAGCAACCGCAACCAACTACCTACGGCGTACTGCCAATCCCTGCAGCCACCATGGTAAATGCTGGAGATCAATACTCCAACATTAAACCACTGGGTGCAACCGGTGAAGCAGCCAAAGTTGCGATTAGCGCTACCCATCCAGCCAGAGCGGATTTTAATCCGGAAGTAGCTGAGTGGGAACGTGCTGTAGCTGCCGCTAATGCACCACCGTTGCCGTTTGGATTCAATCCAAATGCACCAGCAATGGTACCAATGGTACCAATGGGATATCCGCAGCCAGTAATGGCAATGCCGTGGTTACCAGCTTCTGCTCAACCACAGCAACTGCAGTATCCACAGCAGCAGTATCAGCAGTATCAGCAACCACAGCAGTTTCAGCAACCAGTGCAACCGTACCCTCAGCATCAGCAGTACCCACAGCAACATCCAGTCAATTACAGTAACCAACCTGTAAATGGCATCTAAAGGCATAGTGGAAGGGTCTTCGGACCCTTCCGTTATTCCCCATTCCGTACGCTTTTTATTTTACTAGACATAAGCCCTTCCCCGCAGGGAAGGACTCGTGTTTAGGTTGCTACAGTATTAATTAACGGTATCAAGAAATCCTGTGTACCGTAGTGTAGGCACTGCGTATCCGCTCGATTTCATTGTAGTCTGGAATAGAGACTGCTAACATTTCGTCGGTATATTCAGTCGGAGAGGTCATTCCATTGACGCGCAGGGTAGGCCACCACATCTGAGGTGTCACACCCATGTAGCGCAGGAGTCCATAGAAGTCTGTACGGTACTTGTGGGCGACATTAGGTTCCACTGTTAGGTCGTGGGCGTTGTAAAGAATAAGCTTTGGCAAGTGTTGTTCAATAACGTCGCGGAACGCTGAGCTATAATAGACAGCAGGTCCTTCGTTAGACATCTTCTTTGCCAGGGACGTGACTTTAATTCCCATTGCAACCTCGTGGAATACTTTTCGAATACATATTATCCAATAGATAACCCATCAAAACAAGGAGAATCATAAATGGCTGGGAGAGTTAATGAGCTGAATCCAGAGCTTCTAGGCGTTGCCGCTCTCAATCCCTTTTTGATGCATGACAGTAGTTCCCGTCTGGCAATGTTTTGTTCACACATCAGCCAGTCGCTGGTGGTTAATGGCGCAACTGTTAAACGTACACTGACAATGGTAGAGCGTGAGTATGCAAAGTACACGCATTCCATCAAAATGCCATGTAACGCAAACATCATTAAGGTTGTGGAAAAGTACTCTCGCACCTTGGGTACCGACAGCGTTGTTGAGAATCCAACTTACACGATCATTTACGAGAACACAGACCACCCGCTACGGGAAGTCGGTGTTCTACATCTAGACCGTCACCACTGTATCCATCAATACTTTGGTTTCAAGTATACATTCCGCCCTATCGTTCGTGAACTCCGTCCAGGTATGCACATTGCAGCTGGTACTATCCTAGCAGATTCTCCATCTGTTACGGAAGAAGGTGATTACAAATACGGTGTAGGCGTTCAAGTGGCCCTTATGCCACTACCAGGCGTAATTGAAGATGGCGTGATTATATCACGACAAGCACTAAAACGTTTCACGACCATGGGATATGGTGTTCGTACTTTAAGCTGGGGTAAGAATCGCTATCCGCTTAATCTCTACGGCAATGAACAGCACTACAAACCTTTCCCAGACATTGGCGAGCGCATCCATAGCGATGGTTTATTAATCGCAACCAGACGATACGATGAAATGCTAGCGGTCACTGACATGACACCTGAAGCATTGACTCGCCCCACCCAGTTTGATAAAACTATTTACGGCATTCCCAATGCTAAAGTAGTTGATGTGATTGTGCGTAAAGGTTCTAATTTGCGTACGAGCATTCCAACTGGAATGTCTGAACAGTGTTTGAAGTATTTCCGCAAGACTCAGCAGTACCATGAGAACTTGTTGCATGAGTACTATCAGCTTAAAGGTCGACGTAAAGAAAGTCTATCGCTATCGCCAGAGTTTAACCGATTGCTGGTTGAGTCTATGGCGATGACTAATGCCGATCCTAAGTCACGGATTATCCACACGATGAACGGTGCCCCCATTGATGAATGGATGGTGGACATCATATTTGAATACGAGATTGTACCTACCACGGGTTTTAAGTTTACCTGCTGTCATGGCGGTAAAGGAGTGGTTGTGCAAGTGCGTGATGAAGCAGACATGCCAGTAGATGCCGATGGAAATCGTGCAGAGATTGTGATGGATGCGGATTCCAACATCAAGCGTATGAACATTGGTCGTGTAGTGGAGCAGTTGATTAATGCATCTGCCCGTGCAACACAACTTCGCCTAAGTACCATGCTGGGCAATCGCACCGCTGCAGAAGTTACTGCCGCATGGGAATACCTGATGGGATTTTATAAAATCATCAGCCCACGCATGCATGAAGCAATCATTGCATCAGGCACTGAAGCTAGACGATTGGAACACATGGAAGACGTTGTCGCTGACGGCATCTATCTGTACACACCAACTGATACTCCGGTGGAATACTCAGAAGCGTGTTGGGAATTAGCAAAACAATACCCACCGTGCTACAAGCCAGTTACTTACCGCGGTAACTCAGGTGACTTGGTTACTACCGAACAAGCTGTATTGATTGGTGAGATGTATTTCCTAATGCTAGAAAAGATTGGGAACACTTGGTCAGCCGTTGCATCGCCAAAGCTTCAACACTTTGGTATCCCTGCAAAGTTGACTAACGCCGATAAGTACTCTTCACCGGGTCGTGAGAATCCTGTCCGCATCATGGGCGAATCTGAAGTACGCCTGTTTGCATCTGTTATTGGCGGTGACGCAACATCCGAGATTCTGGATCAGACTAACAATCCAGAAGCACATCGATTCATTATCAACGCCATCTATCATGCCAACAAACCAACGGATATTCGATCGGTCATTGACCGTAAGTTAGTACCCCGTGGGAATGGACGTGTTGTCAGTTATGTACGACACATCATGGAATGCTCTGGAATGGAATTTGTGGATGGGAGTAAGATTTAATGCTGAAAGCTCGTGCCATATTGGCAATGTCTATCGATGAGGTTTGGGAATTACCCGATGGACCAATGAAACTCGAGTTTGATGACGGCGTTATTGAGACTACCATGCGTGCGACGATATTCTCGCGCTACATTTGGGAGTTTCATCGTCGCTATCCAGATACACCGCTCTTGAAAGCACATCACATTGGTAATGCTCGCCTGGGCGGATCCACGCATCTGAACTTGATCGCTAATGCATTGTGGGACAGTTATGATTCCAGCCCTACTCCGGTAGGGCATGCAGGCATGGAAGAACGTTCTAAGCTTGCATACGAAGTCACTAACATGTTGTACAATGACATGTCTCGTAAACTGGAGCGTTGGGTATCTGGAATCAGTTACTTAGATTTCCTGGAGATCATCAACCATCCGGAAATCATTAAGATCAATCAAGAAGTTCGACCCAATGACGATGTCAGCGGTAACACGATTGACATGGCCTACGCCAAGATCACAGCAATGCTTAAAGACCCCAGCATCTTTAAAGGTAATGGGGTTGCTAAAGCGGCGCGCTCCGGCATGGTATCCATGACACAAATCCTACAATGCATTGGTCCACGTGGCTATGTAACTGACATCGATTCCACCATCTTCCGTAATCCAATCATGACAGGCTTTGCCAATGGGTTATTGACGTTGGAGGATTCCATCAAAGAGTCGCGTTCTGCTGCTAAAGCATTGTTCTATGCTAAAGATCAGATGGCTCGGTCAGAGTATTTCAACCGTAACTTGCAACTCTCGGCTGCAACACTCTCGAATTTGCACATGGTCGATTGTGGTACTACGACGACATGCCCTTTCCCAGTAAGTGCTGGCGATCTAAAGGACTTACGTGGGATGTGGCATTACGTGGATGCTGAGAAGACATTCAAAGCAATTCGCATTGGCGATAAACATTTGATTGGTAAAACAATCAACTTGCGCACAGTGTTCAACTGTATCCATCCGGATATCTACGGCGTGTGTGTGAAATGTTTTGGGGAGTTAGGACTATCTTTCCCTAAGAACACTAACATCGGCCATCACTGTGCATCTGCGTTGCAGAGTAAAGTGGGACAACGAATTCTCTCGACTAAGCATGAAGAGAGTAACGCTACCGTTGACAACATTGTGTTCAATGCAATGGAAGCACAGATCGTTAAGATTGGTGCAGATCCATCCAAGGTCTATTTGCAGCCTAGCATGCAAGGCAAGCAGTTGACGATTACGATTGCCGAGCGTGAAGCACCTAATCTCCATGACTTAATATTTGTGGAAGATACGAATGTGCTGGTGCCTGGTCGATACTCCGAACTACGACGTGTAAAGTTTACGATTGTGGAGCGTGGTAAAACAGACGTGGCTCTCGTGCAGATGTATATTGGTACTCGCTACGGTTTCATATCGCAGGAGTTATTGACGTACATCAAGCAAGTTAATTGGACGATGGATGACCTGGGTAACTACGTGGTGGATCTATCATCGTTTGATACACGTCAGCCGATGTTTGTGATTCCTAAGAAGCATTACTCAACGGTTGACCACATGCAAGCCATTGAAGCAATGGTAAAGGGTAAATCGCGTAACGGTGTACCCTCCATTCTGGATTATGACTCCCCAGGGAAAGCACTGGTTGAGTTACACGATCTAGTGGCATCAAAACTCTCAGTGTCAATCTCACATCTACAGACAATTATATTGTCCACGATGGTAGAGAATAAACAAACACGTAACTTCAATCTACCGAAGGATAGACTCCATGCCAAATCAGAAACATACCGCAGTCTGATGAACCTACGTTCATTAGCACCTACGATGGCATTTGAGGGTCAGGTGAATGCACTCTATGCATCTACCTCCTACGTTGTGAAGAACCGCCCACGCCATCCGTTGGATGCGTTGCTGATGGGTTAACGAGCGTGGCGCCCTTTACGATCCATTCTTACTCACATTACTTTAAGGTATCCGGATACAGTGCCCAAGGAAAGTACCACCTTGTGGATTACTGCATTCGGCGCCTGGGTCAAGTGGGTGTCCATCGGAAATACGACGGTTCCTTTGAACGCAAGTTACTCCGTATCTACGCTGCTTCTCGTAAAGATCGCCAAGAGTATCGTTTTCACATTAACTGTCTGAACGACTTTAAAGCATTTATGAAGAATCGTGGGTACAGTGATCGAGACTTTGATATTACCGAAGTCCCACTTTACACACCTGCCCTCGCCCAGTTGAAAGATGTCAGTGGAATGACGCCGTTGCACTATCAACCGCCGATCATTGACTATATTGCTGATAATGCCGCACCCTCTAAAATGGTTGTGGTACAGATGGGTAAGGGTAAGTCTTATATGTCCCTGATGGCTGCTATCAAAATGCAGCAACGGGGGCTAATCGTGTTAAAGGGAATGTACGTGGAACGTTGGATGGGTGACTTGCGTGCCGCTAAGAAAGCAGGCGAGTCTTCTATCCTGGGTCTAAAGCCTGGCGAGTTGTTACTGGTGCGTGGATCGGCTGACTTGAAAAAGTTATTGACCATGACCATGAACAACGAACTCCATGCCAGGATAATCGTTATCACAAATAAAACCCTCTACAACTACATCGATCATTACGAAACATTCAATGGGGTGGAAGGGGCGTATCCATTCCCCCCCAGCGAACTGTGTGAGCGGTTGCGAATCGGTTGGAGGCTAATAGATGAGGTGCATCAAGACTTCCATCTAAACTTCCGATTAGACCTGTACACACACTGTCCCAAAGTGATCGCACTGTCTGCAACGATGAAAGCCGATAACCCTTTCATTAATAAGATGTACGACATTGCCTATCCTAAAGATCAGCGGTTTGGAGGATTAGCCTACGACCGTTACGTGGATGTAATTGAGTTAGTCTATCACTTACGCCACCCCACTAAGTTGAAGTGGTTACAGCGCGGCATGCGGTCGTACTCGCATGTGATGTATGAAGAGTCGATTATGAAAAATAAAGACTCGCTGCATCAATACTTGGGCATGTTGTCACGAATTATAAAAGATTCGTTTCTAGCAAAAATAGAACCTGGGCAGAAGTTGTTGATTTATGTAGCAACCGTTGCCTTTGCAGAGGTTCTCACCAAGCATCTGCGTGCCACCATCTTCGACAGTGATCTGAAGATTAATAAGTACACCGCTGAAGACGAGTACATTCAATTGATGTCCTCGGATATATCGGTTTCCACCCTGCTCTCTGCAGGTACTGCGGTTGACATCCCTGGGCTACGTGTGGTGTTAATGACCACGGCGTTAAGTTCTACCCAGGCTAATCTGCAAGCCTTTGGTCGTTTACGTCAACTCAAGCGATGGCCTGATATTACACCAGAGTTTATTTATCTCACGTGTTTAGGGGTAGATAAGCATCGCGATTACTCAGAAAAGAAAAAGGAAATCTTGAAAGAGGTTGCCTTGACACAACGGACGCTCGTCTTAGACGATTCCATATAGACCATCCACCCACTACAATGCTATAGAACCGGCATTGTAGTGGGTTTATGCCAACCTTAAATAATCGTAAGGGCGATTGAAATGGATACACCAGTTTTTGTGAAGATGCCAAAGAAAATATTGCGCGCCCTCAATAATGATAGTCGCACTGTAATTGCACACAACTACGAACCTGAAGACATTCAGTTCATAGGCGACAACTTCCTCTTTCTTTGGGATGAGTGTATAAAACGCTCACCACTTTATCAACAGGCCTTGGATTTAGTAATGGGTCTGCCAGAGGTAAAAGAAATGGCATTGGATTTATTTGAATCGTATTATCGATCAAATGATCCAACCGTCGAATTTAACGATGACGATATATACGCAGCAACGATCCGATGTGCGCTCACCACCATGACGTTTGTGTTTGGTAGAGGGCCACTGCTATACATTCTAAGCAAAGAGCTTGAGAACGTCATTGTAGGCGGCTTTAGGGCACTTGGTGACGTACTGCACGTGTATAAAAGCAATGATGTATCAGATTTCCAAATAAATGGCATATGTAGTTCAATTTCATATGCCAGTCACGAGATATTTCCCACACGACCAATGCACGGCTGTGTGATATTCCTAACCTTTCTGGAGTTTCCAGAAGAGATCCTAGCGCCGTTGGTACATGCGCTAGTTAGTAGGGGGGCGACAATATCGCCACCCATCACGCACTAATGTTGGAGCACTGCTATGAACATAGAACATCCAGACTACGTAGAAGATCATCCAGTCGACCCTACGCTTGAAACATTGTTGTCAAAACCAGTTGCTGCAGAGCACGAGAGTGTTGTGGTAACGGTGGATGATGACGATGTTGATCCAGATGCGGTGGATGATGATGTGATTGAAGTGATTGTCGAAGAAATGTTCGGTGATGATGACGATGACGACATTCCAGAATCCACACAACTGGAAGACCCGCCTGCAGTAATCTTTGTTTAATTAATCCAGCCGTGGAAGACGCCGACGCTACACGTTTCTTTCTAACCAAGTAACGGCATAAGCCCCTCTCCACTGGAGAGGGGCTGTATGTTTGCTCAGCATCTTTTCTTTTGCTTACTCAGCAGTATCCACCGTAGGATCAGGACCAATGATGATTACTGGAATAGGCAAATGTCCAAGACTTTTAACTATCAGTGGGCACACATCTTTCCAATCCAATCCGCCTTTTCCACAACCAATCATGGGGAAGACAATTGACTTGATACCCAGTGTGCGCCAGTTCTTAGCGACGTACGTTAATCCAGTTTGAATCCAAGGCAGTTCAGATGGGTTGCGCCAATCTTCTTTTGTTGGAAAACAAAGGATCTGTTGATACGAGTTATGTTGATATGTCCAGACGTTACCAATGGCCAAGGTGCTATTACGACACGCCTTTCGGTAATTGAATAACAGTCCTTTATAGCGATTGGCCATGGCTAATGCTAGCCCACTGCCCATCACGCCTTCCGTGTTAACGGGACACACCAATGTCTGATGAACACTGTTAAGTATATCACCTTCTGGTTCAAAAATGATGGCCATGGTATTTCTCGATGGTTACAGTTTACTAGGGTCCATACCGAACCGGCTAGTAAGATCTTGATTGCGTTGCTTGGCTTCTTCTTTAGCACGTATTGTATTAACGCGTTCAAGCTGAGCCCGTCGTTCAGTGATTAAGAACTCTACCCACTGACGTGGCATTGATAGGAACTGTTCTAAGGTGACCCCACCATGCTCTGGTTTCCCTAACTCATAGTCCATGTACTGCCGAATACGATTGGCAGCGGGCCACAGACCGAAGTTACCTTCGACTGGATTAGTAGAAATCAATGCCAGTGGTTGATTCGGGTCATCAAGGTTGGCAAGTCGGTGGGAATCAATGGCTGCTTCTCGGGTAACCAATACCGAGTTGAAACCTTTGATCCCCTCCGGCCTGGCCTCGCCGATGCGTTCTGCCATATCGATTAGATGCGCCAGTGCATCGGATTGGCCGCCAAAATCTGGGCTGGTAACGTGACCCCAACACGGGTCGTCGCTGAGGAGCTGATTTAGCTCGTCTTTGCCCGGATGATTCGATGGCCCATGAGGGCGAAAAAAAGCTTGATAGGATCGAGTGGAATGATCTCCGGGTGTTCAGCTTCTGCAGATGTCATTGGCGTTTCACAGCTAGGACATGCAAAGGTAGGCACTGCAATCATGGCCACCACAGACTCATCGATAAACTTCTTAATGCCATCAAAGAAAGTATTAGCCACTTCAAAGTCAGCAGACATCATGGACAGAATTGGATCGATCGACTCAGAGCCTTCGTATTCCTCTTCTAGGTAAACAACCTTTTCAACCCAGTGTGCATACTGACGCAAGTTGGTCAGCACCGCCTGCTGGTTAATGAACTGATTCTTTTCCTTCAACGATACACTGGCACCCAATGATTTCTCAATCATGGTCTCCATACCGTCAATCCATGCAAAGCCAGACTGGATGTGCTCTTCTAGCGTTGGTGACTTCAGTACGATCTGTAGATCATCGTTGACGCGTACGGTACGCCCATCGGCCAGCAGACCTTGACGTTGATATGCCTTTACTTCATCAACGGTGTACTGTGCCTTACGGTTAACCATGTGCTTAATCTGGTCACGAGTTAGAGCACTGCGATCTACCATGAATGTACGCGCCAAATGAATGTGCGCTTCGGTTACGTGTTGGCATTTCTTAGGATCAGAGATGCACGGTACACGTAGATGGTAACCGGTTGGGTAAATGGTCAGTGCCAAACCCATCGCAATCGTAAACAGATCTGTTAACTTAATGACAGACTTGAGGGCATCTGGAGTAGAGACGTTTAGCGTGGTTTGATAGATGCGGTTCAAGGCAAAGTTAATCAGGTGATTGTGAATGTACACCCCTTCATTAGCGTAAGCCAGTCCACCTGTTTTAGAACCTGTCTCAATCTTTTCTTCAGCCAACATCTGATCCAACATTAGGAGTTCAGATTCTTGTGGTGCCAGAATACTGATCCAGATGCCAGAGTGCCAAAGTGGGATTTGAACAGTAGCGCCCAGACCCATCATCCCTTGCAGTTTCATGGCGGCTTTCTCACCCACCAACTTCTTACCAGTACCACCAAACTCAGGCATGCCTGGTGCCAAACGCGCACCTTCATGTTCTACGAACTGGCCCCATTCGGCCGTTTCACGTTTCAGTGGATTTTCGTAGATGCTGCTTTCCAGAATGTTGCTTTCAGCCAAGCTGGCCGATACCAACCACGCTTTACCGGCGTCATCTGTAATGGATTCATCTACGTTGCCTAACCGTTCACGCATTTTGTAATACGCTTCATTAGTACGGGCGTACAGATCTAAATAGCCATGTACGTTACGCAGTGTCTTGGTATCTTCAACTACGGGACGTACAATTGTCACATGGGGATTACTGCGGTCACGCAATTCTTCCGGAACAGCGACATCGTTGTCAGATTGATCTGGGCTGGATTCAAAAGCATCAGCGGTAGCTTCAGCGGCTGGTGCAATTGCAGCCATTGCAGTTTCCACTGCAGCAGTGACTGGATCCGGTTGAGCTGTTGGATCCTCTGCTGCGCCGGTTTCTGGTACAGAAGTTTCCACTGGGGACACTTCCACTTCAGTCTCCGACTCAACAGCAGTAGTTACCACCGATTCTTCAGTTACTTCAGTGGATGGTTCATTCGGCGACGTCATTGTTTTCTCCAAGCAGTTTAAGGTTATTGATTTCCGGAACGCGTTCTTCTTCCGGCAGACAGCTATTAACCAGATCCAAGCAGGTAGCAATACCTGGCAACACACTCATCTGGTAACGCATGAGCCAATCTTGATACTGCGACCCTTGAGCCAGCAGTTGCATGTTTTCCATCTCCCGATCTGGATCTTCGGGAGGCGCCACGCTAATGGGGCGCATTGCAATGAGTTCAGTAGTCAGGCGTACTTGTTCAGCCTTCAAGGACTGTACGTCATTTAACAAATTCTTTGATGCCAGTGCCAACTCGGTTTTTACTTCCGGAGTCATTTTCGCGAGCACCAGAGGGTCACCAATAATTTTGGACACTGGAAGGATGCTAGCCAACGCATCATTATTGGCATTGTGCATGCCAGCTACAACGTTCCATGTGTCGCACACGCGATCATAAGTACTCATACGTTCCTCATTCTCCCGTGATTTGTTATTGTTACGAATGTGTTCTTGGGTTGGCTTACGCCGTGCATTTGGACGGTTACCGCCACTGTTATGCTTTTTCATGTTATCAGTCCACGTGCCGGGGCAGTAAATAAAGATGAATAACGCCTGTCTTATGATAGCGTTATATAGTAAATTTTAGCTAGGAGCCGATCGGATGTTTGATAAACTTCAAAATTACCTGTCTAAGTGGGTAGATGAAAGTAAGGCCGACTATTACCTGTCAGCGTTAGAGTGTTTAGATCGTTACGGCTTTGTAGCCGCATGGTCAGACATTAGCGCAATGTTGGAAGGTGAGGTTAACGTTCCAGTTAGCATGTTGCTAGACGCCATGGATGAGATCCTGCAAGCAGGGATGGATCGTGTACTGGGCGAGCACTCAATTAGCGCACACGAAGCGCCACTGCGCAGTAAAACGGCTATATTGAACGGCCTTAAGTATTTAGTAGACGACAGTCAACATGAACTGATCGTTGCTATTTGTGATAACGGCGAGGACACCTTGGAACAGATGGCAGAGCTATTAGCCATTGTAGATCCAGAAGCCTCTGCTTCATGGGTAGACTACATCGATACAATGACATTCGTTTCGGATGGATTGATCACTCGCTTAAAAGATATTCACGAACAGGCCATTGCTAATCGCATGCCTACTGAAGCAGATAGCCTGCCTATCACTCCAGAAAAACAACAACGTTTCCAAAAGATTCGTACCTTCATTGGTAAGTATAAAGAGTCATTGGCGACGCAAGCAATCATCTCAGACGGCTCTCCTTTGGGACTTCCATTGGAGATGGTTTTAGAAACATACGCAGAAACAATGAAATCCTATGACAACAAGCTTCCATTGACGGCGGCAGTTGACATCGTTGGCATTGTTTTGATCTCAGATACGCCATTAGATAAACTTGCGTTACGCGCTAAAGATCTGATCGACGAGATTTATGCCGACATCGACTATATTGGATTGGTGGCCAAAGCCATGGAATCCATATTGAACGAGGTTCTCTTGAATGACTAAGCGCGATTTCTTCATCGCCGCCATGCAAGCCGAGATGTACATTTTTAGAAAATGGGTTATCTCATGCTTTGCAATGACCAAAGACGATGTAACGGAGGCCGGTTATTCGAAACAATATTGGCTTACCACTCCAACCGATAGTAAACAACGGTATTTCTACAGTCCTGATACGGATGGGGAGACGGTTGTAATTGACGACTCTAATACCTCTCAGCGACTGTTTGATTTTAAAGAACGAATTACGTTACAGCCAGGCGATCTACCCAATGTAAAGGAAGTCATTGATACGACTTACGGTAACGTGCTATTCAATGCCATGGTTCTGTGTTGGGCATTTGGCGATAACATTCCATTTGTTAAAGGTCGGGTTAAACCCAGTTCAATCGAAGGTACCATCGCTGCACTACTGTCCAAGGGTATTATCACCACGGCACAGTACGTAAAGTTCATGTCCGCCATCGGTGCCTTGGCAGGCTTTACCCAACTATGCGCACCAGCAGCTTCATTGAAAACAATGACAGTAGATCCGGCTATTCTAAAACGGCGAGACGAGTTGTTCTTGGAGCACGCTGATCGTCTAGGCGATCCTGCTATATTGGCAGCAATTGATAAAGAACTGTCTGAAATGGACAAAGCTTCTTTTGTAGGCGATAGTGCAGAAGACTTCTTTATTAAAGGCAAAGCTTTCGATGTGTTACGTAAGAAAGCCTATGTGTCCTATGGTGAAGAAAAAGGGTTTGGTGAATCTACGGGTAAGCAGACAATCATTAAGAAGTCACTCCGTGAAGGATTGGATTTTAGTGAAATGCCTGCCATTGCAGACAGCGCCCGAGCCGCTTCGTTTGCCCGTGGTAATCAAACTGCACTTGGTGGGGAATCGGTTAAATACTTTTACCGTATTTTCCAAAACACTAACATTGCCGAACCGGACTGCGATACTAAGTCAGGACTCTGGTGGGACATTGATGAAGGTAATTGGCGTACGTTTGTTGGACGGTACATGATTGTAACTGACAACGCGGCTTTACCAATCGATGAGACCATTGCCAGAGGGGCAATCGGTAAGCGGGTGCATGTGCGCTCGCCGTATCTTTGTAAAACAGAGGAGCCATCATTCTGTGCTAAATGCGCAGGTGACTCACTTTCGCTTAATCCCACTGGGGTTCATGTTGCTATTTCTGACGTGGGGTCTACGTTCATGCTCGTTGCAATGAAACAAATGCATGGTGTGGCGTTGACTACCGTACCCTACCAAATGAAAAAAGCAATCACTTAAGGAGTTCTAACCGTGTCAAAAAACAACCGTAACAAACCATCCCAGGCCCCAACGGCCGAAACCCCAGTACAGGAACCGGAAATGGAAAGCAAACAAACCGACCAGTCTACAGCCGATGAACCAATCGTAGATGCAGCTCCACCGGTAGTGGACGGCGATGAGCCAACAGGCACTGGGGATGAAACTCCAGTTATTGCGGAAGAAACACCAGCGGTTGTGGTTGATGAGCCAGCTGCAGAAGCACCACCGGCGACCCCTGAACCAGTGGTTGAACCGGTAGTAACTCCGGCCCCTGAAGTCATTGCAGTAGCGCCTCCCGCTCCTGCAGCGCCTGTTGTTGAATCGACTCCAGTCGATACCACTGGCGATGTGTATGACCATCTGCGTGCCACCTTCCCAGGTGTAACTGAATATCCACCAGTGGTTACCAATGCCATTAAGTTCTTGGATGAGTACGTTAAGCTGATGGCCCCTAACACTGTCATGAATAAAGACCGTGGTACCCAGCAGCAGCGTGCACTTTACTCCACCGTGATGAATGCGCTGGAAGTTGGTGCACATAACGAGTTGGTGTTGGAAGCCGTACTGTATTACTTCCACAAGCATCGTGCTGGTGCGTTTGGCGTGCGTCTGCTATTCCGTTACCTGCCAGAGCTGCGTGTTAGCGCATTGGCCATGAAGGGTTTCCAGGCAGTGCTGCATGTATTCCAAACTGCTGGCGAACGTGCGGGTCGTGACGCTCGTTTGAAAACCATTGACTTTAACAAAGTCATCCCAATGCTAACCGGTACACAGGCTGAGCGACTGCTGTCGTTCTTCCGCGTAAAGGGTTAAGCGGACACAATCCCCTCCCTTCGGGGAGGGGTTTATGCCTGAGTTCTATTTAATTTCAGATATATAAAACCTTAGTGATATGGGAACGTTATCCCGTATAGTAAGAGTATCGTTGTCTTCCTATGGAAGCAATTGCTCTTTCATAAAATCAAAAAAAGGACGTTACGTATGTACATGCGCCAAGAAGTTAAGACCAGCACCGCCATTAAGACCGTGCCAGTAGTATTCAAAAATCGCCACGGCGCTAGTCGTCGAGCGGTTGCTTTTTCAGATGCGTCTAAGTACGCCTCATCTACCATTAAACGTTAAGCATAAACCCCTCCCTTCGGGGAGGGGTTTATGTCCACCATGCCATAAAGGCTAGGAGCTTTAAATGAATTGGATCACCCGTAAACCTTCCAAGGTTGTGACTGCCTTGATGGATCACTGCGACCATTTGAAAACTGGCGACACCGCGCATTGCGTGACAAGTGAACACGATAGCTTTGGCATCGTTGGATCGTGGGCAGACTGTAAAGTCTGTAGCGAGGCTGCTGATGCGCAGCACGCAAACGTCCTGACATACTGCCACGACTGCAACCAGCAATTCCCAGCATCTGAAATGACTGTCTGGACACCCTACGACTACTATCCCCCACAAGGAGACATTGCTACAGAGATCTGTGCAACGTGCGTGAAAGATGAGCGACACAGTCAGCGGGTGGAGCGCGATAGAGCTAATTACCAATCCGAGTTTGATGACTAATGGCATAGAGTCCTCTCCTATTAAGGGAGAGGACTCTAGTCGCTATTGTTGCGATTCTATTTTTTTATAAATACATACAACTACCGTGAATAGATAAAGGAATCCCTTTATCTTCACTTACGCCCACAGGGCTAGGAGCTTCAAATGGATATGCATGCACGTGTAGAAAACGCGATGAACATCGCCATTGGCGACTGGCGTCGCCGCGTGTCTGCCTTCGCCTGAACATGTTCCTCCAGCCCCTCCCAGAAATGGGAGGGGTGTTGTGCCGTTGAGTCATAACTCAACAACCATCTCGCATATGGAATTGCGAGATTAATTCGGTAGGGAACCGAGGGAGTACCAAACCCAGTTCAAGCAACGTGCCGGGTCGGCGCATAGCGTTGTGGGAGACTGGCAATGTACTTCTTTAAGTGTATTCATTCCGAGTGCACTTAAAGAAGTAAACACACACAAACAACGCTCGTTGAGCGAGGAGAAAAGCAATGAGAACCAAGCAAGAAATCATGGCGGACGCTGGCGGACATTTCGCTGAGCTCAACCAGATTCTGGTAACTGCCGACCTGCCAGCCTTTCCTTTCGAGACGGTCTATGCGGATGTAAAAGATGTCCTGAATTTCGATGAGGGCATCGTCGATAGATGGTTCAACGTGTGTATGAAGAAGACCGAGGAGTTGGGTGCAGCAATCCCAACTGGAGAAGGTTTCCACCCGTTGATGTTGCAGTTCAAGCTGCAACTTCAGTTCATCGAGACTGTCTGCGAGATTCATACTCGCCTTTTAAAGCTGTTGAGCATCACTGAAGCGTCGGCACACACGGTAC